AAGTCTCGCGCCACGCTGACCGGCACGCCGACCCGCTTGGCAAACTTCGGATCGTGCGCGGCTGCCGCCATCATGCGGGCTTGAGCTGGTGAGGTGCTAGGCATTACTTCAATTCCCGCAACCGATAGATGGTTGTGTCAATCAACTCGCACACTTCGTCAATGATGTTTTGGAGTTGCGAGTCATCGGGCAAGACTTTACGAATCCCGTCAACAAAATCTTTAATCTTTTGAATGTAAGTCAACGGCACTTTCGCAATGTGAAAGTCAGCCGGGTAAGTGTCGATCACATCGTAGCAGCCCTGAAACGCTTCGGCATACCGGTCGGCCAAGTCAACCACATCCTCGTAATACCGCCCCAGCGCCTTGTGCTGACTATAGCTTTTCGATTGCAGGTGCATGAAATGCGCGTTCGTGCCAGAGTGCAGCAAGACGCTAACGAAAAGTGCCGCATTCTTTTGATAATCAGCCATAGCACCTCAAGACAACCGCGGTCGTGTGGAGAGCGCCCGCATCGCTCAGACCGCGGTCAAGCGGGGTTTGCGCACTCGGAGGAGATATACGCAACCCTATCTTAGCCCTCAATAATTCTGCGCGCAAGCGCAAAAATCAGGATAAATCGACAATCTGTTTAAAACATTGCCTGTGGATAACTTTTTCCAACCCAATTTGAAGTTAGTGCTTACAAACATATCAATAACCTACTTTGTAATAAGGGTATTGGGTTAAAACTGCCTGCATCATTTCGGTAACGGTAACTCTTTCTAAGAAAGAGTTACGTTACGTTACCGGAAAAGTTGCTTTTGCCTCGGTAACGAAATTACGTAAAATTACGCTACGTTACGTTTGTTACCGCCAACTTGCCTGTGGATAAGTCTGTGGATAACTTAGTTTACCGTTCTTTTTTCCGCAAAAGCATTGCGGAGCGATAAGCGGATTCCTTTACCTGCCAGCCCTGCTCAAACGGCTCAATCATCTCAGCCAAAATCAGATCTGCGATAGGTTTTCCGGAAACGCTTGCCTTCAAATGCTGCTTTGCAGATGCATCGCTAAGACCCAAATTTTTCCTGCAATAATCAAGCATACCGGACCTGCTGATATAAGGATTACCATTTCGCTCCTCGGCGCCAGACGCCCACCAGGCATTCTCAAAAGTTTTGCAATGGCCCGCCAGTTTGCTTGGTTTCTTTGTCGCCACAGGCGCATCTGCCTTAATTACTACGGCGCTGCCAACCTCCACCCCCTCCTCGTCAAGCCACCCTGAAATCGACACAGATTGCAGATTGACCCAACACTCGCCGGCTAATTCGGCATCTTTTGACTTGCGCTGGATAATCTGGATCGGGCGGCTATCGGAGCCTGGAACAATGCTAATTTCAATATCTAAAGCGCCGCGCCAGGCACTTGATCCTCTCGCCCGGTGCTGGGCTTCTTCGGAAACGCCGGTATGATGGAGCAAACTGACGCTGCATTTAAATTCAGCCATCAAACCGGCGCAGGCATCAAGCATGGATTTTGCATCCTGAGCCGAATTTTCGTCGCCAGACAAAAACCGGTGCAAGGTGTCCACAACGATTAAATCCGGCGAAGTCGGCAGGCGCCTGATATTTTCAACCACCCTCTGATAGCCAGCCGGCGTGTTTAGATCGCACCCGTCCTGACTAAGCCACATGCTTAATAAGGCAGGCGGCCGGTGGTGTTGCTTCCAAGCCGCAATTCGCCCCCGCAGACCGTGGTGGCCTTCGCCTGCGAGGTATACGACGCTAGCAGGCATAATCTTGTGGCCGAGCCAATCCGGCGCTCCAGAAGCCATCCTGAGCGCCCAGTCCAAAACGATGAAGGTCTTGCCACCTCCAGAGGGACCGTGAACCATAATCAATGCGTTGGATTGGATCCAATGCTTAACCAGCCAACGCAGGGGAGCCGGCTCGCTGGCAAATTCGTCAGCCTGGACAAGCCAATTATCAACAATAGGAACCAGCAAACTGGCAAGATCGCCGCCCGCCGTGACATAATCGTTTGCATCCCCTTTGTTCGGAGGTATTACCACGCGCGCGCCATGTTTGGCGGCGGCCTGCTCGGCGTAACTTTTGCCGACTCCGGAAACATCGTTGTCGGCTACGATCACGATATCCTGGCTAGCGCCATGACGAGCTCTCAAAACACCTAAAACCGGCACTAAATTGCTCGCGCTGTAGGCAACTACGCATGGACGATGTGTAACCTCGTAAATCGTGGCAGCCGTGGCAAAACCTTCGGCAAGGTAAATAGTTCCCGGCTCGTCCAACGTGCCAATCATCCAAAACTTGCCTCCAGTTTGGCCGCCAGGATGATAAAGTTTGTTGCCTTCGTGATCGATGTATTGCAGGCTGGCAAGCGCGCCATCATCGCTGTAAAGAGGCACAACCAAGCGCCCGTCTCCGGTCGACCTGGCGCCATGCACGCCAATACATTTTCGGGCAAGGTAAGGATGATCTAGCAAAGCGGATTGTGCGCCAGACCAGATCAATTCTACGGTGTCGGCTGCCACTTCATGCTTTCGCATTTGCTCTGCGTCACGCAAAGATTTCGCCTCGGCCATTCGACGGGCGTGCGCCATTTGATCAGCATGATTTAATTCTCGCCCGGTTTCAGCGCGCCATATTTGTTCAATTCCAGCCCGCCAGCATCCAAATCGGCCGGCAGGAATGCCGTCGCCAAATGCAATATACCAACCCGGTTTGCTGCCATGGCCGCCGCTGCCTTTTGTGCCGGATTTAAAACGATGGATTTTGCCATCCAGCTCAATTAAGTCGGGCGGCTCAAGTCCCGCATCTACCATCGCATCGCGCAGCTGCTGCTCTGGTGAATCTGGCTGGCGCAAAGCCGGAGCAACAAATGGCTGACCCCCAAACATGTAAGTGATATCAGACATTGGCAGCTTCGCGGGCAGCCAAATACTCACTCAACGCCCGCACCGTCTCAAACAAAGGCCGATGATTGTCCTCTGACATGAATCTGTAGACAGTGGCTGGATGCAAACCAGCATTAATTGCCACCCGTTTTAGATTACAGTCACTAAGTCGTTGTTTAATTTGCTCAATTGTAAGCATTATATGCTCTCCAGTGAAAACATTACGCTCCGACGCAAATATATTTGCGAAAGTGCTTGCACGTTATCATAGTTCCTGTATTATTTGCAAATACCGCGACCGGATTGGCCGACAGCGGTTTAAGGAGAACCAAAATGAAAATCAAAATCGTAGAAGCAAACCGAGTGGCAATCAACGCACTGCTGGACAAAATCAATGGCAAGTCGTACTCGCACACGGCTTTTCACAAACACATTTTCGATCTCGCCGCATCAAGCGAATTGCAGCTTGAGAAATTTGATATTGCAAAAAAAGATCGTTCCGGCGCAATCGCGTCGGGCATGTCCGGCGGCAACGTGCCGAGCGCCTACAAATACAGCCGCATCGTCAACACTTACACGATCGAGCGCGGATCGTCTGCGTGGTTTCTTGTTTCGATAGACAAATTTCAAAACTGGGGCAACGCTAGCAAAGATCAATTGAACCTGACCCCTGCCCAGCGCGACATTGCGGTCAGCAAATTTACCGCCCAGTTTTCGGTGCAATCGGTTATCCCGCTGGCGGTGGCAGCATGAGCGCCCCCGAACGCTGCAACTGTGGGAGCGAGGACTGCCCCCGCTGCTACCCCCTGAATCGCAAGCAAGCAGAAGTCACCGAGCGCGACCGCGAACGCGCAATAGAGCAGGCCGTAGAAACCCTGATGGATCACGGCCAGTATCCGGCAAAAGGTCGGAAGCATCTTGACCTATACGACATTCTGACTGAGGAACGCGACCCTAGTTATATGGCCGAGCTTTACATTGCGGCAATGGCCGACAATTCTTACTTGTTTAGAGAGCGCGTTGAGAAAGAACGCAAGGCAGTAACAGAGTTGTTGTGGCTTTGGCTTAAAGACACCGACTTGATTGACGAACTTGCGCAAGACATTGCCAACGAGGACGAATAATGAACATCCTCGAAATCACAGGCGCCGCCGCGTGCGCCGTAGCAACACTAGCGGCATTTTGGGTATTTATCGTTTTGTTGTTTAGTATTTAATCGGAGGATTTATGCAAAAATCAGAATCAATTGCAGGACTGGCAGCAGCACTGGCAAAGGCGCAGGGAGCCATGAAAGGCGCGGTCAAAGATAGCGCCAACCCGTTTTTCAAGAGCAAGTATGCGGATCTGGCCTCGGTGGTCGAAGCCATCCGGGTTGCATTTGCCAGCAACGGCCTGTCTTACATCCAGACGGTTGAGCCATCAGACAAAGACGAGGTGCGCGTCGAAACCACAATCTTGCACAGCTCAGGCGAATGGATTTCCTGCGGCGTGCTGTCCCTGCCTGTTTCAAAATCCGATGCTCAGGGATACGGCTCGGCGCTAACCTACGCCCGGCGTTACAGCCTGAGCGCCGCTACCGGAGTCGCACCGGAAGATGATGATGGTAACGCAGCCTCGAGCGCAAAACCCAAAAAAGTGATGGACTGCCGGGCTCACCTCGCCGCGCTGGATGCAGCGCCAACGCTGGATGACCTCCAGGCAGCTTTCAAAACCGCCTACAAAGCGGCTCAGACGGAGAACGACACGGTGGCAATGGCCATCCTGACCGGCGCTAAAAACAACCGCAAAACTGCGCTGGCGGCAGCATGAAAATCATTGACGCAGTCCAGGGAAGCCCGGAATGGCTGGCCATTCGTGCCGGTCGGGTTACGAACAGCATGGCTTCGATCATTGACGCAATCCAGGGGAGCCCAGAGTGGCTGGCCAGTCGTGCTGGCCGAGTCACGGCCAGCATGATTTCCAACGTCTTGATGAAGCCAGAAACTGCTGGCTTCAGGGATTATCAGGCGCAGCTCGTTGCGGAGATCTTAACCGGCAAGCCGCAAGGGTCGGATTACACGAATGTACACATGCAGTTCGGAACCGAAACCGAACCCCTTGCCAGAAGCGCGTATGAAGCCGAGACAGGCTTTTCTGTAGATGAGGTGGGGCTATGCATCCACCCGACCATAGAACGCGCTGGCGCGAGTCCTGACGGTCTGGTGGGCAATTCCGGGCTGGTAGAGATCAAGTGTCCAAAGCCTGCTACGCACCTTGCAAACCTAATTTCCGGGGTTGTCCCTGCTGGCTACAAGAATCAGATGATGTGGCAAATGGCTTGTACGGGTCGGGACTGGTGCGATTTTGTGAGTTTCCGGCCTGACTTGCCCGAAAACCTGCAATTGCTAATTGTCCGGTTTTGCAGGGATGAGAAAGAAATAGAGAAGCTAGAAACCGCGGTGGTTGCCTTTTTGGTA